AGCAGCTTTTTTTACTTTATCAGTCAAAGTATCAAGAGCAGGTAAGTTAGTTAAAAATCTATTTCTTATTTCTGTGCCTTCGGTCTTAGAAGCATTAAGAATCTTACCAAGTTTAGCATCTCCTGCACCATAAATTAGTGCATAGATAAAAGTTTTAGCTTGGTCTCTACTATCTAGTCCTGCTAGTTTTTGATTAGTAGTATGAATATCACCATGTAAAATCTCATTGATATAATCTTTATCATCCATGTAGTGAGCTAACATTCTTAACTCAAGACCACTAGCATCAATACCTACTAATTTATATCCTTCAGGTACAATCCAACAGGCTCTGCATTCCTTTCCATAAGGACTAGCAACACTAGGTACTTGAGCCATATTAGGATTTCTGTGGGTCATACGACCAGTAATAGTACCATTAGGTATTACTTTACCATGCACACGTTCACCTTGTAACTCATCTATCCACGAAGATATTTGAGCAATACGTTTCTGTAATAATAAAAACTCGGCAATGAGCCGAGCTTCGTGAATGTGGTCTATCTTTTTTAGAGTGCCTTCGTCTACAATAGGTTGACCAGTAGGTGTAAATCTTTCAGGTTTCCATCCAAAGTCTACTAAATATTCTCCGATTTGTTTACGACTGCCTAAATTAAATTCTTGTATTTTTTTTCTTGTAAATGGTTTTACATTCTGAGTCTTGATACAGTTGTCATACTCTTCATCAGTTAAACCTCGTTTAGATAACTCACCATTCTTTTTAATATATGGAGTGACAAGTTTATCATCTACCCATTTAGGTTTAAATGTTCTTTGTACTTCATCCTCTACTTCAACCATTCTAGTTTTAAGTTTAGCTAATAACATACTAGCTTTTTCTATATCAAATAAGAAACCATTCTGTTCTTGCTCATGCATAATTTTAGCAACATTAGTTTCTAAATCTATAGACTCTTGATTAAATCCTCTGCCTTCTTCTAAAAGTTTTAAATATACTTGTTCGTTTAATAAAACATCTTGCCTACAATAACTTAACATTTCTGGAGTATAACAATCAAAGTCGTCAGGTTGAACCTGTTTGTGTACTCCAATTCGATAGCCCCAAGTTCTTAAACTGTGTCCGTTTTCTCTGACAGGTTGAAATAATCTGGAAAGCACTAGTGTATCTATGACATTACTAGTTAATTTAACTCTGTGTAATTTTTCTATAACTGGAATATCATAGCCAATAATATTGTGACCAACTAAAGTTTCAGCATTTCTTAAAAGCTCTATACCTTCTTCTAATTTATCAGGACCATATTCATAAACAGTATTGCTGTCTAAATCTTTAGCTACAATACACCATATTTTACTAGGTGTAAGTCCATCAGCTTCTATGTCAAAAATCAAGTTCTTCATTATCAAATGTGTCCTCTGAATCTACTTCAAACAGTCTACCAGTTTCAGTGTTATATTGTAAAGCACAAGCTAACCCAGTATCTCCAGTGTACCTAGATTTAAGTACTCTTACTTTAGTAGTATTAGCTTCTACAGGGTCTTTAGCTTGTTGGTCTCTTTCTAGTGCTATGACACAGTCAGAAAGCTGTGCTATGCCTTGAGAACCTTTTAGATGACTCAGCGATACGGTTACACCTTTTTCGTGCCCCCTGTCGCCTGTAGCACGTCTTAAATGAGACACTAGAATAAGTCCTACATTTGTCTCTTCAACTAAGCTACGTAATCTATTCATTAAGTTATCAATACCTCGTCTTTCATCACCCTCGGTTAGGACATTAACAAGCATATGTAGGTGGTCAACTACAACCCACTTACACTCGCAACCTACAATCATATAACGGAGTTTGGCGAATATCTCATCAATGTCCGTAGCACCAAGGTGTGAATGAATATATACTCTATCTTTTTCTATTACTTTGTCAAATAAAGCATTTAAATCTTCTTGCGTATAACTATCTCTTTTTTCATTTAAATACAATCTATCATTAGCTTCAATAGATATTATTCCATCTGCTGTTCTTACCCAATTCTCTTCAAGAGCAATGATGCCAACATTATCTTTGGTAGTTTTAATTAACCAATGCTCTAGCTCTCTGGTGACTGAAGACTTACCGAGTCCAGTTCCTCCAGTTAAAGTAACTAGCTCACCTCTTCTCATACCATAAAGTTTTTTGTTTAGACCTTCCCAAGGATAAGCAATACTTTCTTTGACTTCTCTTTTTAACCAGTCATTCTTTTTACTGGATAGTTCCATAATACCTGATGGAGTATAAGTCTTTGATTCCCACCAAGCTTTTGTAAAACCTTGAAAGTCTTTTTGTTTGAGCATGTCGTTGGCATCTTTATAACCATTAGGTAAAGTCATTATCTTGACCTTGCCGGGTTTTAATAATCTTGCAACATTTCGTGAAGCTTGTCTTCCTGCTTTGTCATTATCAAAACATAGAACAATATTATCAAAGCTCTCAACAAACTCTATGCTCTCTCTAATATCTTTAACTGCACCTGCAGCACCTCGTTTGAGAGATACAACTGCCCACTTGCCCTGAAACAATTCATCAACTGCCATAGCATCACATTCACCTTCAGTAATAGTTAAAAATTTACCACCGGTATTTCTACAAAGTTGCTCTCCAAATAATCCTGTGCCTTCGTATGTTCCTTTAGTAGAAAAATTCTTGTCAGCAACAAACCTAGTTTTAGTTATACTAATTTCGTTGCCATTAAAATACGGATAGATATGTTGTGTTACATTTCCATTAACATCTTTAACTATACGTACTCCAAACTTTTTAGCAGTCTTTTCTGATATACCTCTATCAGTTAACTCACCATAGATACCAGTATAAGAATCTAAAAAGGTATTAGTTGCTTTTGGTGTAGTTTCCAAAATCTTACCCTCACTTGCATTTTCATAATCTGTAAAAAAAGTCGAACAGCTGAAACAATAAGCTGAACCATCAGCATTCATTGAGACAGGGTCAGACCCACCACATTTAGGACATGGTAATTTGTGTTTAATAAATTTAGTTTTCTCCATTCTATCTCCAAAAAAGAAAACTAGGCTAGGATAAAAATTAAAAAAAACCTAACCTAGTTTAATGTTATTCAGAATCTTCTTCAGAGGATTCTATTTCTGCAGTGTTTGTTTTATCAGAGTTAACAATCTCTACAATTTTATTAGAAAAGAAACCAATCGCTGCTTGAGTTTCTTCAATATCTAAAGTTTGCACTGCTTTTTTTTGATTCAGTCTTTGTAGTCTGCTAAAGATTTGTTGTCCTTCTTCAGGCAAATCTTCAATGTATACTTGTACATCATCAATAGTTATGTAGGGTTTCTGCTCCTCAGTCATTTAAAACTCCTCGCCATCTGCTAACAGCTCTTCACCATCAGCACCTTTGTAAGGAACTAAATCAATAACTTGTACAGCCTGTAAATCTAATCCAGTATAAGGACCAAATTTACCTTCACCACTATACTCATTGTATTGAACTCTTACTTTAGAGCCATTACCAACAGCAGTATTAATCTCTTGCTTTGAGGCATCAAGGAGTCTTGGAGCAGGTCTAATCATTCCATTAGGACCATTCACCTTCCTCTTGATTACTAAAGCAGGACCTTCGTCATGCTGTTTTACCTTGTGACCACGTGAAGCAAAGTCGTTTGCAATCTCTTCATCAACTATCAAGTCAACTGTGTAGACTGGCTCGAACTTTGTGTTCGGAGTGGTTATACTTGCCCATTTTACTGAGCCTTCCAATATTGCCATATATGTACCTCCATAATAGCTTATTAATATTTAGTGAGAGTTTTGAGCAAACTACCCTCAAAGTTTTGGAAAATCCAAATCAAACCATCTTGAATGGAGATAGGGCTTGTGATTTGATTACTCCTACCATTTTTCTATATCAATGACTTTGCCATTTTCATAGTCAAAAGGTCTGCTTATTTGTGCAGGGTCATTACCCTTACCTACATATTCAAAATTTGATTGTAACATACTTGGTGCAACGTGGTCAAGATAATTAATAACATATCCATTAACACTTTCTGCGTATGCTTCTACTTCTTCATAGCTACCATAGACATAATGCATTTTATCTTCACTGTCTAAAATAATAGCTTTTTCTAGATTACTAATTCTACTCATAATTTTATAGCTAAGATAACTACTATACTTAATAATAACACATTAGTCATAGCTAACTCAATTCCAAGAATTGTATGATACCATATCCAACGAGTTTTATATGCGTTATCTATATTTAAATCTTCTGGGTCTGGGTCTTCCCATGTTCCCTTGTCAGGATTTGACCATAACACTTTAAATATATTTTTCATTTTCCTTGTCCTCTGTATTTTCTTTTTGTTCTTCTTCTTTTGTGTTTGTTCATGTGCTTGGTAGATATTTTTACTTTTCTCCCTCTACCGCCAATACCTTGAGAAGTAACTTTTTTAGTGGATTTTATTAGAATCTTTGTCTTCTTTACTGCCATTATTTAGCTCTTTAATTATTAATGATTCATCTTCTACTTCATCTCTTAGATTTCTTAGCAATTTAAAGTTACCTTTAAAATCCCAAGTCTTTTTAGGATTATCTCTAGTAAGAGAGAACACATCTTCTACTATACTCATTTGCACTAAGTTATCTATTGCTTCTATTACGCTGTATGCGAAAGTTTTAATAATATCTTCTTTGCCATCTATGATAACTTTACAAGTAAATTCATACATTTAATTCCTCTTTTAATTGTTTATATGTTGTAATGTGGGGATGTTTTTTTAGTTGTTTTAATAACCATTTGTCTGACATGTGTAATAATGTAATCCCCTTAATTGATTTAATATATTTTTCGTCAGGTAATAATTCATCAATAGTTTCCAGTGAAACTTTATCAGCTTCTTCTTTTGATAGTAAACTTTTCATCCACTCAACCTGAATAGGTTTTATGAG